ACTCCTTTACAGACCAGCAACCACGCATACCAAGCGCAAGCAATGCCGCGCCCACGATCGCTACAATATTTCCGACAGGGCCCCGCAGGGCCGCCGTGATCGTGTCCCAGTTAACAGCCGCTACCGCAGCGAGACCGACCGCCCCGGCCGCCATCAGCCCAATGCCGATAGGAATGTTTGCGCCGCTGAACGCTAAGATCGCGCCGACAACAAGCAGCGCCCCGCTTACGATTGCCGTAATGATTCCGATGGGCCCTTGCAGCGCTTCTGTAATTGAGCCCCAGTTTGCCGCCACAGTGGCCGCAAGGCCGACCGCACCGGCGATCATCAGTCCGAGGCCAAGCGGAATGTTTGCGCCAGAAAAGACAAGGATCGCGCCGATTGCAAGCAAGGCAGTACTTACAATCGCCGTGATAAGTCCGACTTGCCCTTGCAGGATTCCAGCGATTTCTCCCCAGTGATTGCTTACCGCGTCCCACACCGCCAGCGCGCCAACTGCCATAAGCGCTATTCCAAGCGGGATGTTCGCGCCGCTGAACGTGAGAATTGCGCCAAGCGCAAGCAATGCCGCGCCCACAAACAATTCTGTAATTGATGTCAGCTGATCCTTTATCATGGCGCTGAAATCGGGTGCTATTGTATCGGATCCGATTCCGCCACCCGCTCCTGCGCCGCCGCTGCTTCCGGAATCATTCGAAAGCTGGTTGATTTCGTCAAACGACGCCATGCTTTTCCCTGCTTTTTTTGCTGCGTCTCCCACATCGGAGATTGCTTCCGCCTCGTCTCCATATGCCGCAGCGGCTTCCGCCGCAGATTTCGGGAAAGACGTTCCGAACAGCTTAGAAACCAGTGTTGCAAGCGCGTTTACAATTCGAGTCAGCACGTTCACAAGAAGGATAAAAGCAGGAATAACCACCTTCATGATTGGCTGCGCAAGCGTGAGCAGAGCGCCCTTCAGCCTGGCAACTGCCGCGCGCGCTTCGTCGCTTTTCTTGATCGTCTCGCTAAGCCAGCTGCGCAGCTGGGAAAGGCCGCGGGACAGGACGGTAAAGATCAGCGCGCTCCTTAGTACCCCGCTTAATCTTCTTCCGAATTTGTTCATGCTCTTTTCGACGCTTGCCGATACTTCCGCCATTTTAGCCGAGGCTCCGCTTGCATTTGTGATCTGCTGCACCAGCTCTCCGGCTTTGGTCTTTGCAGCGTCAAGCGCAGCGGTCTGGTTTATCACCTTGTCGGTGATCTTTGCATATTGACTCCCGAGCTTTTCCGCCGTTTTGTTTTGCTGCACCAGCAGCTGTTCCTGCTCTTTGATTTGTGCAGCAACCTCCGCCTGTCGAGAATAAGCGTCTATGTACTCCGCTGGATTAGCCGAAGCGTTTCCGGACGTGATGCCCTTTAGGCGGTCAGCCTCCGATCGGAGCGATTTCAGCGCGTCTTCCGTCTGCTTTGCGGCCTGAAGCGCTGCGTCGAGTTCCTTTTTTATCCCGCTCTGCGTGCCGGTGTCCTCGTTTAGCTTGGCTTCCATCTTGTCGATTTTCGCGGACAGCGTATCAAGCTCCTTCTGCGCCTTTTTTGCGTCCGCGTCGACGGTGACCACAATTTTCCCATCTGCCATATTTTCACCACCTTTTCGGTTGATTTTTGTTATTATTTGTGTTATCTTCCAAGTAAGGAGGGAAGAAATATGAGTGATTGCATTATCCAAATCAGCCGGGACAATTCTTTTTACGGTTCTGGCCTGACCGTCGGCGTTGCATTAGATGGCTGTGATGTCGGCACGCTGAAAAACGGTGAAGAACTTCGAGCTGTGGCCGCTCCGGGCCAGCACGAACTTTCTTTTTACCGGTATCGCCGTCTGGATAAAACCATATCCTTTACCATTGCCGAAGGGCAACAGAATGCGTTTTTTACCATCAAGATTAACGCCTCGAACCGCGTTGACGTTGTTGGCGGGCTAAAAACCAAAAAGCAGGCGAAACGCCCCAGCGGCTGCCTGACGGCTTTAATCGTATTCCTCTGTCTTTTCGTCTTTATTGGCGCGGCCTTTGCTTCCTGCGGATCGTCCTACAAGCCGGAAAAGGTCGGAACCTCAGTTTCTTCTTCGCAGCAGCCGCCGCAGCAATCCGATTCCGGGCCTGAAACATTTGGCGTTGGGGACCAGGTCGTTCTAGACGGCGTGGCGGTCACGTTGCTCAGTGTTACCGAGAATTCCGGCCAAAATTACGTCTCGCCGGATGATGGAAAGGTCTTTGTTCTGTGCGAATTCGAGATCGAAAACAATTCATCCCGCGATATTGCGTCCAGCACCATGCTTTCATTCGAAAGCTACATTGATGGCTATACAACCAGCCTCAGCCTCACCGCCATGATGAGTTCCGACGAGCCGCAGCTTGACGGCACGATTGCCGCCGGGAAGAAAATGAAAGGTGTCGTCGGATATGAAGCGCCGCAGGATTGGAGTGAGATCGAGATTCGATTCTCTCCAAGCTTCTGGGGTAGCGAAATCGTTTTCGAGTATAAAAAATAAGTTTTTCCTGCTGCCGCCCCTTAACCGGGGCGGCTGTTTTTTGTCCCGACTCCCCATACGGCAAGCAGGTCGGCTTCGGCCTCCGAGTATGTTATCTTCAGATCGACGATATCCCGGTTGCGCCGGTAGAAATCCCTCTCCTGTTTGTCGAGGCTCTTCCCTCTGGCCTTTTTATCGCGGATAGAAACCACCTGTGCATACAGGCAATCTCCGATTTCTTGATAGTACGATAGAAACGAATACCAATGCAGGTATTCCAGCGCCCTGACCTCGCAGCCCGCGATTCGGTTGATAGGCGCAATATAGAGATCAAAGTCCTGCGCCCATGACATGATCTCTGGCTGCTTTCTCTTCTCTCGATTCTCCTGCCCGTGGTCGATGAAGCGGAAGCACTGGTTCAGGGCTTCCTGATAGTCGCTGACGGGCATTTCTTCGAAGTCGGGATAGAAGATGGTCAGCGCCGCTTCCGCCTTATCCCGCTCGTCCAGTTCCCTGTCTGTCAGGGCTACGAGGATATCGAGGATTGCGCGGTAATCAGATTGGATCGCGTATTCTGTTCCGTCGACCTCAACAGAGGTCGGCAGGGAATAGATCACTTTCCCCATCTATCAATATATTTCGCGAACAGGGGGCCTGCGCGTTTTCCATCTATCTGTATATTTCGCAATCCTCGGGTTGGTCTTCTTCTGCTCTGCCGCGAAGCTTGTGTCGATCTGATCGATCACGGCCAGCATGAGGTTGCACCATACTGGCAGGCCGTCGGCCAGCGCGTAGACGTTCATAGTGCCGAACAGGTCTGCGCAGACAGGCTTGGCAAACAGGCCGTCGATCATATCCCGCATTTCCGCGTCGCGGCGGCGGGCGATTGCAAAGATCTCTTTCTTGTCAGCGCAGCGGTCAATCTCGGCCTTATACGCCTCCTGCTTCCCGTCCAGTTCGTCAAACGTGTTGAATATCTGTTCAACAAATGCGCTGTCGGTCGGGTTGAAGGAGACTTCCGCCGCGTCGTTCAGCTTGAACGATACGATACCGGTTTCAAATTTGATTTCAGGCATTGCGATTCCTCCTTACGCTGCGTCTGGCGTGAAGGTAATAGCCCCGTTGGCGCCAACCGCCGCCGTGCCGGTCGTGCGTTTGCCGCCGAGCGTCACGTCGATGGGCATACCTACCGAGCCGCCGCCCTCGCCGCCGAGGCTGGACGGCTTGACCATAGACGCGTCGTAGCGCTCCGCGAAGACTGCCGTCTTGGCCGTTCCTGCATAATGATGGACGATCAGCACGTCCTGATTCGCCAGCGCAGCTGCGTTCTGCTGCTTGACCGCCAGATCCCAGATTTTCTTCAGCGCCGCGTCGCCCGCGTCAAGGTCGCACGGGTCAAAGCTCTGCGTGATGATCGGTTTTTTCATGGTGGTTCTGGTCGTGCCGAGGATGTCCTTGCTGGAATCCTCCTGCCAGTCGTACTCCATACTGGAGTCTGTGACGCGCGTTCCGAACGGCGACCATACGGGCGTCGAGGACTCGCCGGTGTTCAGATATGCGATCAGCAGCTCCCGGTCGATGGTCTGACCGGCGGTTGTGTTAAAAGTAACTTCTGCCATAGTTAAATCACCTCATATGTCATTTTCATTAAAATCTGGTGGTCTTCCGTGCCGTCCTCGTACCGGGCGTACAGGGCCGCGCGGCTGACTGCTTCCATGCGGCGGACGCGCATGCCGTCGCCCAGATCCGGCGGGTTCTGCATTGCCCAATCCCCGAACCGGTTCAGCATGGCGTCGCATTTCAGGCGCTTGTCGTTGCTGCTGCCGGGGATGATGCGGGCGATGATCTTGAATTGGTATTCCGCCTCGTGTCCGCCGAGGATGAATTTTCGTGTGATATACGCGCCCTGAATAGTGGACAGCGCCATACTTGCAGAATCCGCAGCGAGAAATTCATAGTTGATCGTTGCGGCCGGCATGTCGTCGTCCGAGAAGGAATTCGCCCAGATCATCATCTTCCGGGAGATATCCTGCTCTTCCTCCGCAGATACCAGCCTTTTCTGCTTTTTAGAGTCCATTCTTCACCGCCTTGTCCGCTACGCGGAGCCATTTATCAAGATTTTCGGCCTTTGACGCCTCGAACCAGTGCGATTGCGCCTGATTGTGTCCTGACGTGTTGAACACAAGATTTTTGTCGGTCAGTACCTTTGTCCCGCCTTTCGGCGCGTAGGTGCTTCCGGTCTCCGGGTCTACCATGACTTTCCCGTAGTACAGGAACCTTGCGTATGGGCCGGGATAGATGATCGCATTCCCTTCCACCTGTGTTCTGCGGTCGAGGGAACCGGTCAAGAATGGCACATACGGGGCTGTGTCCTTTCTTGCCTGAAGCGCGACAATATGCTCCGCTTTGGTACACGCCTGCGCGATTGCCTCATGCAATTCATCAAAGCCGTCTGCCTTTACGCTGAATTTCAGCATATTAGGCCCCTCCGACTTCGAAGTGTCTCATGTCCTGGCTTCCGAAGTCCTTCATATCGACCTTTGTGACCTTGTAAACGTCGTCATAGAGCATTTCAAGCGCCTGCTCGGTCTTGTCCGGCTCCACGACTTCACCCTTGATAAAGAATGTCGTTCCGCCGTTGCCGTCCGTGGAGAGCGTCCAGATTCCGCTTTTATCGGCTGCCCGCCAGAATTCCTGCGGGCCGACGTAGCGCTTCTCTGTGCCTGTCACGCCGTCTACGGCAGGCGTAGAGAACGGGATGTAAAGATTCACCGCATCCGCGCCCTCAAGCCCGCTCTGGCGGACGTTGGCCGCCTTGGAGGCTTCCAGCAGAACGCCGCGCAGGACGGTGATGTAGGTTTTCTCCACGTCCTTGAATGTCGCCGGGTCTGTCTCCTGCGAGACGTTGTAGATGGTTACGGTGTGGGGGAACATGGACACGGCCCATACCCCCTTGCTTTGAGTAATCCAGTCGGCCCGAGGTACGCCAGCACGATCTCACGGCGGCGCGTCTCTGTCCGCTGCATATCTGCCTGCGACAGATTGCGTGAGCCAAAGCTGCGCGACCAGCCGCCTACCGTCTCACTCGATACCGGCCTGTCGGTCGTGTAGACGAGGCTGTCCAGCTTCCCAGCGTCCTGCTCCAGCTCGGCCAGCGCACAGACGCAGTTCTGGACGGCTTCGAGCTTGTCCCCGGCGGCGGAGCGCGCGCGGCTCATGGTGATGTAGTCGACGTAAGCCGATGCCTTGCGGGCGAGGCCGCAAAATTGCTCTTCATCCATCGCCGTCCCGCGGTACACAGTCGCGTAATACTCATAATCAGCGTAGATCATGCTGCGCCCTCCTTCCGGTCAGCCTCCGCGCCCGTCATGCAGGCGCGGAGGCTTGAATTTACTTGCTTACGTCCGCGCCGATGAACAGGCCGTAAGGATCGGGCACGACCGGGATAAACAGGCCGCTCGCCTTCGTCCAGGTGGTCTTCGGGTCAGGCGTTTCCCACTGGGTGATCGTGATATACTGCTGCGCGCTCTTGTCGGTGTACGGGCCATAGCCCTTTTCTTCCGGCGTCACGCCCCACAGGCCAACGCCGAAGGAATTGGCCGTGCCGTTGGACAGGAACGCAACCTTGTCCTCCGGGAAGAATCGATGCGTCTTTTCCGCGCCGTTTGCGGCCTGCGCCTTATAGCGCTGGTCGTTGGTCGTGATCTGGCCGAAGCCGAACAGCTCGGTAAAGAGGCTGCGCAGTTTCTCGGTGGTGACATATGTACCAGCGCCGACCGTGCCGTACACGAGGGTCTGAATGCCCTTGTTGGACGCGAGCTTACGCAGGATCTTCGTACCGACGACCATTTCGCTCAGCGCGTGGCCGGATGCCGCCGCCTGATCTGCGATGGCCTGAAGCTGGCCGATGATATCAGCGTCTGCGCCGAAGTCGATCTTGAAGCCGATGTTTGCGGACGGAACGCCGTAATCGACGGTCATGTTGAGATTGTTTTCCTTGATGGTCATCTTGCCGGTCGCGATGACTTCCATCTTTGCAACTTCGGTTCTGACCTTGACCGCATCGGCCATCAGGCGCATATCGTCGAAGACATAGCTCACGATTGCGTTGTCGGCATATACGCCGTTTTCGTTGAGCAGCTGCACCCGCTCGGACTGGTTGATCTTGCGCTTGATAAACAGCTTCTCAACCTCTGTCTTTTCGAGCGCGGGGCGCGTGGCGATCTCGGCCTCGGTGTCAAAGGCGTGGACGGTCGCCATCGTGGGGATCTGTGCGCCGTTTGCGAGGCGCAGGTACTCGGCTTTCAGGCTTTCGGTCTTCTGGTCCGGGAACAGCCGGTCGCCGAGGTACGCCGGGCGTGCGACGGAAATGTTCTGCGAGAAATCCAGACGGTCAGCGTCGGAAATCAGTTCAAGAATGTCAGGCATGGTGTTTTTCCTCCTTCTTTAGGCCGTAGTCCACACGGGGTACAGGGTCACATTGCCGGTCATTTCGACCTTGGAAACAGCTTCGCCGCCCTTAGACGTGCTCCAGCCGGTCTGGGTGTTGCCGCTCTTGGTCAGCGGGTATTCGGTCGAGACGTCGGCATAGGAGCCCTCTGTGTAGACGTTCTCGTCGACGGGCGGCGTTCCGCTGCCGTCGTTTTTGTCGTAGGTCACGGTATAGCCGCGCGTGATCTCCGGCGCGTCAACAAACGTGAATCCCTTGCCGGACAGCGCGGTCTTGGCTGCGGATGCAAGCGACAGGCGGTCTGCCAGCACACGGCCCGCGACCATCACGGAGCCGGGCATATTGCCGTCCGTCACGTCGATGTCCTCAAATACGAGGCCTACGGCGTTCGAATTGTCGGACGGGAACGGCGTACCGGCCTTTACGATCTTGTACTTGCCGTCCTGCACGCCCATCGACGCGGGGATTTCACGGGTTTTCAGGACGAGGCCGACTTCACTTTCGAGGAAATTCGGCCTGACTTCTGCTTTTGTGTTTACAACGATAGACATTTTTCAAATCACTCCTTGTTTGGTGTCTGCGCAAACTGCGCGTTGAACTGCTGCGCGTACATTGCGCCCTTGCTCTTTGCCGCCGGTGCGCCGCCCTGGCCGACGGGCTTGACAAATGTGGGCGCAGGCTTGCCGGACTGGAACGCGGTCGGGTCTGCTTCGAGCTGGGCCTTGTGCCACTCGTCGAAGCCGGTCAGCTCGCCGTCTTTCAGTTCAAGGTGCTTCTCCTTGAGGTCTGCAAGGTAGGCTTTCTCTGCGGCTTTGGAAGAGAACTTGACGCCCTTGGCCGTGATCGCGCGGGTCATGGCGTCGGCGTAGTCGCGGCTTGCGAGCTGCGCCTTGTAATCCTCGGTTTCCTTGGTGTACCGGCCCTGAAGGTCTTCGAGCTGCTTGCGGAAATTCTCAGCGTCTCCGCTGGACTTCCGCAGGTCTTCGATATCCTTGTCGCGGTCGGTCAGCTGCTGCCGGGCGGCATTCAGGTCTTCTCTGGCCTGATCCGCTTTCTGCTTCTCCCGTCCAATGTCCCGGCTGTTCTCGTCAAGGATCTTGTCTACGGTATCCTTATCAAGCCCCAGCCCTTCCAAAAAATCTCGCTTCATAGGTTCTCCTTCACAGCTTCGCTTTGTTCTCGCGGGTCGCGTCCGCTGCTGCCCCGTAGTTTAGCGACTTCGGGCCGGTCAAGATTTGATAAAACAAAAAGAGCCAACTACTAAGAAAACCTCAGTAGTTGGCTCATCGTGCCATTCCGCGCGCTCGATTGCGCTGCGGTATCTGTATTATTTTTTCAGCTCTTCCGCCTTGATGATCTGCGCCTTGACTGTCCCATCCTTCATGCGTTTCAGTTGGACGCGGAATCCGGCGGCAAGCGCCCGCTCGATGGCGGCTTTCAGTTTTTCGTCGATCATACGGCGTTCCTCACGGGATCAGGTCTACAATGCCCTTCGCGGCATTATAGATCCGCTTCATGATCGCGTTCTCCTGCAAGTATTCAAGCCCCTGCAGCGTGATCTGAATCCGGCGCTCATTCCTCAGGTGCATTTCGCCCGTGACGTCGGTATAAAGCTCCGCGCCCTTGATAAGCCCCGCGTCCTGAAGCATTTCCAGATACCTGTAGAGACGTTCTCCGGACACCTGCATGGAGTCCAGGCCGAAGCTCTCCACGCTGAACGCCGGAAGATCCATCGCGCGTTCCAGCGCAGACAGCATTTTATAAATCGCTTTGAAGTTGTCCATTTGAATTTCCCCCCTTGCATTTTTTGTGAGAGTGTGGTATAGAATAGATAAGAGCCGGTCGCTGTCCACGACCCCTTCCCAGAAGGGCGAGATGGTGTGTCGGCTTCTTTTTTTATTTTCTTTTTACGATTCTCTGCACTTTTCCATTTCGGATTTCAATGATCTCATCAACCCACTCAGTATCCTTTCTGGCAAATATTTTTTCAATTTGCGCATCTATTGTTTTTTCGTCAAGCGTGGTCTTGGTGACATCCAGAATAAACCGCTGCCCCTGCTTGGCTGCCTTTTTCACACGATTGAAAATCGTATTTCCCCCGGCTTTTTCTCCGAGCGTTTTCAGGTCATACGCTTCCCCTCGGAAAATATAGTCCGGTGTGGACACCCCCTGCGGATTATTGACACGCGGAACTAGCCCAATTTCGCCGCCGAATTCCTTTTCAAGGAGTCCGGCAATTTCTTTTTCGTGCTCTGTGTGGTCAAGCACGACATTATGCCCGTCGACCTTGTATGTAACGCCGTTTGCAGTATACTCCTGCAAGTCCTGTACAGTGTGGCTGTTCGGAGTGGCCTCCGCGCGCCACTTTTCCGTTACGTCGGTGTATCTCGGCTGAAAGCCGGCGCTTTCTGCTGGTTCTGTGTTGGTCGGAGGTTCCACCCGCTCAACCGTTTTCGCTTTGCTGGCCGCAGCCTCGGATTTTGCGTCTGTATACAGAACCCTTGTCCGCTCCGGCTGCTCTGGCAGTCCTGCTGCCTTGCTGAAATCATGGTATTTCGTGTTCAGGCGGCGCAGCTTGGCTGCTGCGGCGGTCTCCTTGTCCTTTTGTCCGGATGCTTTATAGGCGTTTTTCAAACGCTTCTGTTTGCGAATCGACCGTTCGAGCCGTCTTTGCATTTGGGTCGCTTCGTATGCGGTATATTTCTTCCCGTCAAACTCGCAGCCGAGACCATCATCAATGTGTTCCAGCTGCTCCTCGGAATAGGTTGGCTCCATGACGCCCGGGATATAGGCGTGCTTATAGTGTCGGCAATTTGCGCCGGTCAAGCCGTCTACATAGCCGTAGCCGGTCGTCTCCACGAGATCCTTGTACTGCCCAAGCGGGTCAGGCTCTCCGTTTTCGCTTTTATAATAAATTTTCCCTTGCCAATCCTTGTGGCTCGACCACGGGGACGGGCCGGGCTTGTCTCGTGCGCCGGAGTGGGCTGTGATCTCAAAATACCGGGTATCCAGATATTCCGCCGACTGGTCGGAATACTTGTCGCAGATTTGCGCCACGCCCGTCATAACGGCCCGGCGGGCGGCCACGTCGATTTGATCTGTGTGGCCGCTCTCATAGTCTACGACTTTGATTCCGCTCTCTGCCAGCTGCTTGACGGCGTTGGCAATCGCCTGATTATAGCTGATCGCCCCGCTCTGAATTTGCAGCGTTGACGAATTTAGGGCCCACTGATATGCTTGTGCAGGCGGAAGCATTCTCTGGCCATTGTCCACTAAAAACCCCAAAGATTGCGTCAGATTTCGGAATTCTCCGAGCGTCTGCCTGCGGATCGCGTCGATATCGGAGGCGTCTACCAGCCGGTCAGGCTTCGTCACATCGGCCAGCGTAATAAGGTCGTTGTAATATCGCCGGTTGCGCTCCACAACATCGTCGAGCAGCTTGTTCAGTTTTTCTTCGCTGACGTCCGCTGTCTTCTGGATGGCCCTTTTGATCTTCTTGAGATCAATGCCGTGCGACCGCAGCGCCCGGATATCCTGCACCGTGACTTCGTTCAGCTGATCCGCAATTTTAAGCCGGGAACAAACCTCATCCAGCAGCGTATCTTCCAGCGTCCGGAACAGCTCTGCAATCTCTTCCGGGATGGTGTCTAATAGTTCTGGGCTAAAAAGGGTACTTCATCCGATCACCGCCCTTCTCCGTTTCACAATATCGTCGTAATGCGGCTTTACCCGTATCACGTTCCAGTCGCATTCTTCCGGCACTCTGCCGTAGAAGATCACCCATTCCGGGGATAGCCGTTTCATCATTTCTTCGTAGCCGCGCAGGAACAGGCGCTTGCTTTCAGCGTTTGCCTGCGTTCCCACCGAGGAAACCGCCACAACACCGCCGACAGGTTCACCGTCAAAGCACCAGTCATAACTATTCTCATCGCTCCATGAGATTGTCGGATAAACCGTCGTTCCGTGGAGCTGCCAGTATGCCGCAAGCCAGTGTTTACGATAGTGATTGTATACCTGCATTGCAAGCGGCATATCTGTGTATGTGGAAAAATCAGGCGCGCATACCGCTGCAAACTGCAACAGCTTCGGAATGTACTTGTCCGGTGTGTTCCAGTGGCGGATAAACTGATAATCGTCCACGAAGAAATGCACGATCTTTCTTGCAGGTTCTTTCTCCGCATAGTGATAATTCACCGGAATAAATTCGCCTTGCGGATATATCTTAATTGGCTCGATCTGAGGAATTCCGTACTTCCCGACACCGGGAAATGCAAATTTATCGAGATTCTCAAAATTAATCATTTCTTCCCGTGGACAGCTATATTAAATGCTTTTTTCTGCCACTCTGGAGCTTCCTTTTTCATCGCCCCGCCCTTGCTTGCAACCTTCCTGTAACGATCATACACAACTCGCGCATAGAACGCTTTTTGTTTCTTCCCCTCTTTGCTATCTGCCTTTATGCCCGTTTTGTACCCATCCAACAGCTGCTGGTAAAAGCTATCCGGCATGATTTTGGCTATCTCGTATATTCGTGGGTTTATATCTATTTCGATTGTTTTATTTTGGGAATCATAAGAATAATATACCTTGTGCGATTCTTTCTCGTATACATCCTTGTATTCCGAATACGGCACCCTAATTCTTTGCTCCGTAGGGATAGTTGCGCTGGAGTTTGCAGTCCCGCCGCCGCCTCCACCGGCTCTTCCTCCCCCCGCGCCAGTTCCGCCTCTACCGCCCATCACTCTACCTCCTGTTGCTGTTCAGTTACCATGTCCTGCGCCCGCGGCAGCATTGCCTTTGCAGTCGCTTCGTCCTCGCCGTACCATTTTGCGCGGTATTCCCAGTCGTTGAGGATACCGTCAGCGAGGTCGAGCCGGTCGTTGGCCCGCTCCTGCTCTTTCTTCTCGGCATCGTCCAGGATGGAATCGCCCCAGCTGTAATCAGTTCTGTACGTCCCGGCAGGCGCAAGGTTGTAGAGCGTCGCGTATGTATCGAGCGCGTAGAGCAGACTGTCAAACGTATGTTCAAGCGCCGTTTGAATGCTGTCGATCAGCACATATTTGCGCTGCTTACTGTTGCGGATCTCCGTCGCCGTCTTCTCGATGGTCTGCGGATCGGAAATATCTCCATAAGCCAATCCGACGTTGAACTCGATACGGCGAAGCGTATTCTGGAAACCTCGGTAGATTGCTTCGTCGCGGATCTGCGGCTCGATGTACTGAAAGAATTCGCCGCTAGTGGAGAACGGTCCTAGTTCAAACATACGCTTGTTGAACATATCCGCAGTCGAACTCGTGCCATCCATCAGGACTTTGCGCTCGCTGGAGCGATATTCCCAGCGCAGGCGCTCCCACTGCTCATCGGCCTGCTTGATCAGCTGCACAGTAGCCGCGTCTCCGTAGACGGACATTCCGCAGGGGCTGTTTGCGTCCGTTGTGTTGGCCGCAGGCGGGCGGAAGTACGCGAAGAGCGGCCCGCTCATATTCTGGATCGTGATTTCCGGCTGAATGTCCGCCCATTCCGGGACGGCATTCAGGGGTGCTTCCGCGCCGACCGTGCCGGAGGCGTCGCTGTAATATGCTTTATTGCGGATCGTATAGGTCGTGCCGTCCAGCTCGTGCGATTCGAGGCGGATATAATACTTCCCGCCCACTTTCGCGGGCTTGTCCCGGAAGACGCCTCCGATGCAGCGCCCGGCAGGATCAAATTTCGTCGGCTGGAATGCTGCCGCGCCGGTCACGTCGACCAGCAGCTGCTCGCCGTAGATATACGGCTTAAATGCCACACCGCCGAGCGCAAGTCCCAGCTCTAAGGCGCTGTGGAAATTTTCTTCCGCCCGCTCAAAGCACTCTTTCAGATAATCCGCCCGGGCGCTGCCGGTGATGTTAGCCGTCAGCTCGGCCAGCGTCGGTCGCGCGATCTCCCGGCAGATCGCCGCCGGAAGTCCGACAGCAGTAACATCGCACGTCTGCCAGGGTGGATTTCCTATAAACATCGCGTACCAGAGGCTTATATTCTGCTCCATCTTCGGGCTGACTGCCGGAGATACGCCGAATTCCCGCTCGGCAACCGCCTGCGGGAAAAGCATATTCCGGAACCACCCTCGAATGTTTGTCAAAAGGCTCATTTCTTGATTTCTCTCCTCAAAACGGTCATGCAAAAATAGCGGATACTATCGCACACGTGGTCGTTTTCTTTTATCACGCGGTCTTCTCCTGCGTCTTTGTCCCAGCTATAAAGGCCAAATTCCCGAAACGCGTTTTTGCAACTCTCATGGAATTTGATTATGCCGCTTTTGATGCAGGCCCCCGTGAAACGAATGCCGTCCAGCACGGCGTTGTTTGCTTTCCATACAGAAAACTTTCCGTGCCGCCGGATGCACTCGGCAAAGGACGCTGCCGATGGGTCGAGCACGACACGCTCAATGCGGTATCCGTCCGCGAATGCCTCTAAATCCTGATAATATTCTTCGTCAGTCTTCTGCCGCCCGCTCTCGCGCCCGCTGTGGTAATATTCTTTCTCCATGACGGCCTTGCCGCCATATTCCCGCCACAATGCAAAGACGGTAGGGTTCTGTGTGCCGTAGTCCGATGAGATCCAGTACCGCCCCGGCCCGCCCCGCTCACTCGTGACGTTTCTGGCCCGATCAAACATTGGGTAAACCAGACCCTCGGCGATTCTCCAGAGGCCGAGAATGTAGCGGTCGTAATAAACCGTCCCTTCGTATTCTTTTTTCAGATTTTCTTTAAAAGATTCCGGCAGGAACGGATTGTCGTCGATCGTATATGTCTGGCTGAAAATATCCGCGTTGCTATCGAGGAATTTTTTCAGCCAGTGATCGGGATATTGGGGATTGAACGTCCCATCAAAGCAAGAATACTCTTTGTCAAGGCGGCTTTTCAGCAGCGCGAATACTTCTTCCGACCAGTCCGCGACCTCGTCGCCGTAGCAATATTTAATCGACGCGCCGCGGATCTTTGAAACCTGAGAAACCTTTTCCGCACCGAGGCAATAGCACTTTTCCCCGAAAATCCACGCTGTGTTGTCGCTGGAGATTGTTCCGACAAGCATATCGCCATACAGGTTCCGCATCGGCTCCAGCACATTTCGCTCAATCGTGGATTTTGTTACGCCGAGAATGACGGCCAGACCATCTTTTCCGATTCGCTCACGAATCCGGATCGGTATGATCCATCGAAAATCGAGGTAAGTCTTCCCACTTCTGGTGGCTCCGCCCTTGAAGTTCCATCGATGCGTCCCGTATTTTACAAATTCACGTTGTTTCGGACTTAACAGCATCTTGGAACTCCTTCAGCATCGAATCAAGCTTCTCCATTGTCGTCCTGTTGCGGTCGGAAGCAGCTGCGTAGCGTTTCATAAGACTGTCACCGGCTTTCAGCCGGTCGGACAGCGATGCGTCCATGCCGAACTGATCTTTGACCTCCCCGCGCATGACCGCAGTGTAAAATTTCAGAATTTCGTTGGAATCCGCGACCTGCGCAGCCTCTTGTTCGTCCAGCCTGCGCTTTATATATGCAGAAATAGCTGGTTTTGATAGGTTTTCTGCCGCAATCACTCTGCATGATGTTTCTTTGTACCCGGCCTTTTTCGCTGCTTCTGTCGCGTTCCCGGATTTCAGATATTCTTCGCAGAATCGTCTCTGCTTCGGCGTAAGCTTTTCATCCGCCATCGCTGTAAAGTCCGGCCAGCAGCTTCACCACATCCGCAATCTGGTACGTTTCCAGCAAAGTGACGTTCTTCGGCTTTTCATCAGGTCGATATTCGTAAACCATGTATTTCGTCACCATCCTGTCATTTTTCGCGGAATAGGTCTGCATTTGATTGATTTTTATTTTGATTCCGTTGTACAAGAGCGCTGTTTGCAGCTTGTGTGCAAGGGCGCGCAAACTCGCCATAGCCGCTCCTTTCTGCCTCATTCTTTCGTTCTCGTGTCTCCGTGTGTGAATAAATATATTTATTCACACCGGAGAACACGAGAACAGGAGGAGGAGGTTTCCGCAGAACGCTGCGGTGCCGATGAAGAAGGGCGTAGAGTTGATCTCTACGCCCTTATAGTAAATGTTAAATTTGGCTCTGGGACGCAGACTTTTTCATAAAAGCCCTCTTTTTTGCCCCACAAGGCGAATAAATTGCCTGTGCCATTCCTGCGCGGTGCGCTCGGATACATAAACCGCCATTGCAGCGCCCTGCAGGGTATGCGTTCGCTTCCAAAGAACCAAATCTATGAGCCGGAGTCGCTCCGCGCCGTCAACGAGCTGTTCCGTCTCCGCGATTGCATCCGCAACGGCAGCGCGCTCTGCCTTCGTCATCAGCCCGCCGCCCTTATAGCTGCGGATCATCCATTTTGCATAGGCCCACCAGCCGTATCGCGGCGCGCTCATCAGTAATGTTGCCTCCCTTCGCGCTTTGCGCGGTTCGCATCGTGCAGCGTCCGCATACAGCCCCGTGTCGTTGCATATCTCGCTGCGTCCTTCGATTGCTCCTGCTTGTATCTGTCCGCCTCCCGGCGGAACGCTATGTATCGGGCGCAGTCCGTGTGACAGCCGGTATGCCTGTCCGCGCAGCCCTTGCACGGAGCCTGCACCGGTGTAAGCCCTAGATTTCCCTGCATTCGTCCACCCTCACACATACGCGCTTGCCGTTTACCGCAACGACGTAGCCCGTCCGATTTGTCCTGTATTTGTATTTCTCGGCAGGATAGATCCGCCCGCGAACGGGCTGCATTTCCGGGTATACCGGGATCGAGCGCGTGATCAGGATCCGCACGCGCTCCGCCCGGCCCATCACAGCTTCCCTATGTGCCGTCCATGCGCACGCTTCGCTGCAAAAATTGTATTTTGACTTGTACTTCGACGGTGCGCGCATAAACGTATTCCCGCAGGCATCGCACGTCAGCTGCATCGGCGGTCTTGGTGGCTTTCGCTGCGTCTTGCTCAAAGCTTTACCCCCCTTATGTACTTGTCGAGATACGTCACGGCGACAGCCATCGCCGCCCACATATCCGCAGAGAAGCCGGAGAAGAAACCGGGGTCTTTCTTCGTGCCCTTGCCGAAGTTCGGCTGACCGGGCGCATAGCGGTCAACGAGGGCCTGCCGGATGTTTGCATCTTTGGCAGATAGCGAGCCGCACAGATACAGCTTTTCTTCCCGCCGGAAGATCTTTACCGGCTCCGCGCCGTCCCTTTCGGCAAATTCCATAAAGCGGCCAATCCAAAGGCAGGTATCGAAAACCTCCTGCCCTACCGCCATGCCCATTCCGGCGATCATTTCAATCGCAAAATCCGTGCAATTGCCGTAAATGTTTTCGTGCAGAACGTCCCGAATTTCTTCGTTCGGGAGCTTCCCCACATCCAGCACGCGGCGAATTTCTTCGCCGTCGTGCTCAACCACCACATAGCCGGATTGCGTATTGCCGGGGTCAATCGCTAGAATCGCTCCCATCGGGCCACCTCCTTTGTTCAAAGTCTTTGCATTCCTCTCCAGAAAAGTACATCCGTTCAAATTCCTTCTCCGAGAACCGTTCTGCCTTGTGCTTCAAGCACCGATACGGATAAACGTAGTTCTTTCTGTATTCCAGATTTTTGCATGTAAAACAGCAATCCTGCATCAACTTTCCTCCTCATGCATGGTTTACACTCCTGTTCCATGCCTCAACCGCTTCAATGTATGCGTTCGTGTTCCATGCTGTTTTCAGGGCAACGGATGTCCCGCATTTCCTGCACTTTACATTGAGCGTCATAATCTTTTTCCCGAAATTACACGAACCGCCTGTTTCTTCTACGTCACCGCCGCAGAACGGGCACGGTTTCAGTTCAGCCATCCTTCTTGCCCTCCAATTTGCCTTTGTGTTTCTTCACGAGCTCCTTCGCGAGGTTCAAGCCGACTGCAGTATAGTCAAATTCGGAGTCCCCGATAGCCGGTTCAACGCATCCTTCCGTCCCGCCATATGTGCCATGATGCTGTGCGAAGTCACTTCCGTCCGGGAAACGCACTGCATAGCCGTCGTGCAGGCGCTCTATCGTGCATTTGATTCCAAGATCGACGCCAAAATGGTACAACGCGCATATTTCGGTGTATTTTACTGGAAAATCTAACATTCTTTCCTCATTTACCCTGCTGTTCCATGCCTCAACGGCTTGTTCTTCCGTGTCGTAAATATACACACCACCCAAAATCCCGCCATCGCACTCATAGCTTGCAATCGGGCATTCCGGGTTGTCCTCGTGAGCATGGTGAAGCATAAAGCCAAGCCCACTATAGGGACGTTCTCTATATGACTCATCATGCAGATTCCCTTCGTCATCGCACAAAACAATGCTAACTTCACCGCCGCAGAACGGGCACGGTTTCAGTTCAGCCATCCTTCTTGCCCTCCGTTTCCTCGGCGGAATTGTGCGTCAGCACCCACAGCTCCCCGGCTCTCTTGAGCCAGTAGAGCCAGTCCGCCATAATTGCATCAATCACCGCAGCCGCCTTGTCATGTGGCATGGCGAGAATCGCCTCCGAGGAAAGCTCCGTCGTATTATCTTCCATCACGGATTCATACAGGCGGCTACGGATTGGGATTCTGCAATACTTTTCCTGTCCGTTAATCGTCCCACGGATTACTCCCGGGTCGCTCATGCCTTGCCCTCCATTTCCTGCAGCGCCTTTTTGGCCTCCTCGCGGGTGAGGAAAACCGTCTTGCCGACATCACGTGCATCCATAACGCCGCAGCGTGATGTGTTCAGCAGAGTTCTCCCATTAAGCGTGCTTATATCTGTCACAGTAAAACTGTAAACTTGCTCGACCGGGTGACTACAGAATGTCCAAAGCCCGTCGCCCACCTTGCACGGCAGCACGACCACGCGCCCGTCCTTGTCGGCCTCGGCAAGCCCGCGGAGGCGGCTAGTCTCCACGCCCAGCGCCTGCGCTGCCAGATTTATCATCGTATCCTCCGTAAACGGAGCCTTGATTTCCTCCGGCGTCAGCCCCGTGTCCTCGTAGGCTGCGAGTCGCTCACACACCGCTATTTCAAACGGGCAATCCTTAATTTTGCACCCTCTGCCGTAGCACGGTTCTTTAAAGCAGCGCGGGTAATAGGCGTGTTTATACGATGATTCGTTCCATTTAGTCAGTCGCTCCATAACTCTTCCTCCACATACCGCCAGCTCTGCGGCGGGCGCGTGATTGGCCCAGGTGCCAATCCGAATTTCGTCTCCCGCAGGCCGGTAAACTCCCACAGATCGCGCGGGTGATCGTAAATTTTGAGATTGGAAATGTGCCAGCCGTAGCCAACCGCAGCACCGAGATACTGGTGCAGCTCCGCAGGCTCCAGGCAGGTTGGCCGTGCAATGTCCGATGGGATTCTTCCCGCGCCGTTAATGTTGATGATCTCATCGCACAGAAATTCCCCGATGACTTTGCCGTTTCCGCATTTGTAGATATAGCACTTAAACGGCGGGTTCATCTTCGGGCGCGTCTTGCGCACCTCAATGGTCTTCTGCCCGCTCATGATCTTCTCACACCACTCCGGGCGAATGCTGATCAAAACAGCTTTACTCATGCTCTTGCCTCCTGTTCCAATTCTGCGCGGAACCGTTGTTCCAGTTCAAACACGCCGCGCGGCTTGCCTTTGTAATAGCCTTTCATTGGCCTGTCTATTTTCCGTTGCAGGTCTTTCAGGCGCTCCCAGTATTCCGGCAGGTAAATACACATATTCCGCAGTTCCCGCAGGTTCTTGTTGCAGCAGCACCAGCACGAAACACGGTCCAGCACGTCATAAAGGCGGATCGTGCCCTCCAGCCACGAAAACCCGTTTTCATAGCAATATGCCATGGCGTCGGCTTCCGGCATGCCCCACTCCGCCAGCGGGTGCAGTTTATACGGCTTCCGTTCTTTTTCCAGTCGCGGCGTTTCGTCGGCAGCTATGCCAACGTAAACCATAGCGTCCCGCGCCTCCGCGTACCTGTCTATGGCTTTCAGCTTCCCCGTGGTTCCCCAGCGGCAGAGGCCGCCACACCAGCCATAACCTTGGTGTGTGCCTTTCTGCTTACTGCAAACCGGCCTTTCCAGCATATCAAACAGGAACGGGTTTTCCGGCTCCAGTCTGGTGTACTTGATCCCCAGCTGCTCCAGGCTGGGTAGCATTTGATCCCGTGTGTGGTAAATCGCCTCAAACTCCATTCCGGTATCGTAGAAAACCACCTCATTCAGCGGGTAGCCCTTGGCAATCAGCATTAGGAGCATGGCCAGGCTGTCCTTGCCCCAGCTGACACTTGCAATATGCCATTTCATTCCGCTTTTGCACCTCCAAACGCCGCCAGGTCGAAATAGATCTGTTTCCCTAGGTTTGTCCGCTCATAAAAACTCTCCTTTGTCAGCGTCCGGATATCCCGCCAGCGCGGCACATCAGGCCAGTGCTTCTCCAGCACCTTCGTCGGGTAATCGGCAAACTCGCATTGTCCGACGGTCGTAAATCCTGCCCACTCGGCAGCCAGATCCAGCCCGCCGATCCCGGAAAACAGGCTCAGATGCGTCAGCATTTTGTTTCCTTCCCCGTCGGCGTAAGCTTGGCCAGCATGATCTGGCCGAGATCCGCCACGTATACCTGCCGCTCAATCGCGGCTTGTTCTAAGCCCATTTCAGTTCCCCTCCGAGTCGTACTTTGGCTTTTCCGCCCACGCAATCACGCTGTCCCAATCTCCGCATCCCTCCAATCCAAACGAATGGTTTCCCCAATCGTCGGTATCGACGCGGCACACATCTTTGTCCACTCCCCACTCGGTTGCGATTAGGATTTCCTGCTCATCATCAGGCATAGGGCAGTCGAACATATACTCCGGGATTTCAAAATCCGAATAGCCATGCTCGGAAAATTCAGATTTTTCCGCATCCGTCAGTGGGCGTTCGTTGAGTTTATGCCACAATACCGGCTCGACAAACTCTCCCGTTGTGCTGCCGTCCCGCCTCACAGCGTACTTTAGTGCCTTGTGCTTGATTAGAGACAGAAGCACTTGAATCTGAAGGTTCATGAACCACTTTCGATTCCAAATTCTCCCGTTCCAATAGATGTTTTCTTGCAGCACCAAATCGTCCAGTGATCGAATGCAATCGCCTTTCATGTATTTTGGTTTACTCATTTCCGTTCCTCCTATTCCCGTCCGTCAAACATAGTCGTTTGATCCATGTCCGGTTCCTTTTTCTGCGCCGCCCTCCGTTTCTCAACCGGCCTGTACTCCCGGTCTGGGTTAAGAACGTCTATCGAGCAAAATTCGAAGTGTGGGCAGCGGTTCAGCCGCGTTATCTGACGGTCAGTTCGAATTTCGTCTTTTGGCTTGCACCAAATCATGTCATCGCCTTGAAGATAAGCATTTACGCAGTAGCGGCAGTATTGCTTCATGGATTCTCCTCTCGCATTTGCAGCATTCGCTCGACCGCCTCCAGCTGGAACGCATCAAGTTCGTCCCCGTGGCGCTGCACGCCTTGCTGCAATCGGGCAGCGCCCTTTGACACCGGCCCCATCACCCTGTCCACGGCCGCGCGCTCCAGCGGGTTCAGCTCGTCATTGTGCCCCTGCACGCCGTAGCCGGGCTTGGCAGCGCGGCTGTACTGTGCAGGCTTTGTTCCGCCTTTGTCCTGTTCTTTTGCCAGCCAGCGGACGATAAACGCATTGATCCCGCGCTTTGTTTTCCGTTTGGCCGGATTTGCGTCCAACCAGCCCCTCATGTTCCGCAGCTGCTGTATCACGTCGACAGCAGGGTACAAGCCCGCCCATTCCTGGCATTGCTCCACGGAAACGGAATATTCCGTTCCGTCATTCAGCGGCAGAGAGATTGCTGGCGGCGTGGATGCCGCTTGCGGCTCCGCGCTATCTTCCGCATCTCGAATAGCGAATTCGATTCTCGATTCTCGATTCTCGAATACGGGAACATCTGCACGCATTTGCTTGCAAATGATTTCATCCGCTTGTGTCCCTTCATCAGGCGACGGGAATTTGCTTACCTTCGCACGCTGCGTCTGATACTTGCCCCATGTTGGTAGGTAAAGGAAGCGCTTGCCCTCAAACACATACAGAGCAATCAATCCAGCACTCGCCAGCCCATGAAGAGCATTTTCTACAGTTTTGAGCGTGAGGTTTTCTTTCAGCGGGAAGAGGCGGTTTTTCACGACCGCCGCTCTCCCGTCAAAGCGTCCGAAATCATCACAGTTTACAATGAGCCGATAAAACAGAACTTCTTCAAACCACGAGAGTTTGTCGATGCTATCGCTTGTGCAGATGCTTTCCCGAATAATTCTGTTCGGCATATTTCAGCCCTCAGAACGGAAGCTCGTTTTCGTCGCCGATCTCCATCTGCGGCATATCCGGTTCGGAAAACGGAACCGGCGTTGTGCTCGGCAGCGGCTTGAACTCCGAAGAGGCCGGTGCAGCGGCAGCAGCATTCTGCCCGTCCCGCTTGCTGTCGCCGAAATAAACGCTTTCTGCGACGATCTCGGCAGTCTTGCGCTTGTTTCCGTCCTTGTCTTCCCAGTTGCGGATCTGCAAACGGCCAGAAACGACGGCCATGCGGCCCTTTGAGAAATACTTGCTGACAAAATCAGCTGTATTCCGCCATGCGACAACATCAATAAAATCCGTTTCCTTCTCCGCGCCCTGCGCCGCGTAATCGCGGTCGCAGGCAAGCGTGAAGGATGCGACAGAATTTCCGCTTTGCGTGTGGCGGAGCTCCGGATCGCGGGTCAAACGGCCCATTAGGGTGATTCTGTTCAGCATTCTTTTTTCTCCTTTCCCTGCTTCTGTGCGCACGTCCAGCAGAGGCAGCGGCCAAATTTCTTTGCTGTTTGCTCTGCAATGCTCACTCCGGAATATATATGTCCGTTGATTGTCTCGCCAACGATCTGCTGGCCGCAGACTGCGCAATTAAATGACATTGCAGATGTTTGCGGTGCTGTTTTCCTCGCCTGCGCAGGCTGGCTTTTCGCTGTCCGGCCCGTTTCCTTTGCATATTCGTCCGTGTCCGCGTCCTTCGTATCGTCGATTGCAAAAAGGCCGTTCAGTGCGTACTTGCGTGCGTAAGAGCTTGCTGTACCCGTTACCTGTGGCTCGTCCATTCCCTTCTTGCTTTCCGGCTCACGGGCAAAGCCATACGTCGTATACTCGCCCTCACCATCGGAAATCGTAGCCTTTGCCCTAACATAAATGCGGTTTCCGATCTCTACAATCTCGTCGGATATCGTCAGAATGCAGCTCTGCGCCTGAAGCAGAGGCTTCACAGCCTCCAAAATGCTTTCGCAGGAGCGGTAATTGTAGCCGCCGAAGCTATTTTTCTTGTCCTTCGGCGCTTTCAGCTGCGCCTGAATGGCATTCAGCTTTTCTGTTAATTTCATTTGTTTTCCATGTCCTCCTTCTGATCATCAGTTTCTGGCGGTATCAGTTCGCCCGGAATCTCCAGCGGGCAATAATACCCGCGTTTCTGCCATGCCGGAATCAGTTCCCCGGTTCTCATACACTGCCGCCGACTATACGTTTGCAGCAGTGGGCAAATATCGCATTCTATATGTCCGGCTGGGAAGTAGATCGATACCCGGCATTCGCACGGTATGTAAATCTCTTCGGTGCGGGAGGCCATTTACTCAGCCTCCACAAATTTACCGTTCTTCAGCCGGTACCATGTATCGGCCTTGATCTTTTCGCCATCGACATATTCAGTCTTCACGCAGTGCGGAATATACCTGCCTTTTTCATCGGAATATTCCCACTCTGCAAGCGTGATCCAGCTGCCCGCCTTTGCCTTTACGGCAGATCCGTTACCTGCACAGCAGATTACAGAATCTTCACCAGAACTATCGATCTGGGCAGAGTTACCCGAACTGCCGATCTTGGCGGAGTCGCCCGAACTGCCGATCTTGGCGGAGTTGCCCGAACTGCCGATCTGGGCGGAGTCG